CATCTGGGGCTATATAGCCATATGGAACTTTTTGCATTTCCATACCCATAGGCCTGTCATGAGTTAATAAAGATTTACCTGGCATAGTAACTGATGAACACAGTAAATTTAAATCCCCACCACCAGAACCTAGACCAATACCACTAGTAAGGAGAGTGGTTAATTGCCCAAGAAAACCACCACTTGATGCAAATGTTGTAGGTAATTCAACTAAAAATTGGTTTGTTCTTGCAAAACCTAATTTACTAGATGCTAGTGATTTTAATTGATCTACTGAACTCATTTGATTTTATTCCTTGAATCTCTATATATTTGAGATGAATTGGCTCCTGACCAACTAGCAGTAGGTAAAAATGTAGCAATTTCCCACTCTGGTGCAGAAACCCTAGCCAATCTAGATTTTACGTGTTGAGTCAAGTAGTGTTTAAAACATGGAGCAAAATATTTTGTTTTGCTTGCTTGCATTAACATTTTATAAGAAATTTCAAATCTAGTCGATTCATCGTATTTCGTATTTGTTGTGTTTTCAATTAGTGCATCTAAAAGTTTTGCTCTTAATGTATTAGGTAAATAGTGTAAGTTTAATCCATAAAATCCTTTTTCAGCAGGACCGACTATAATTGCCAATGGAAATCTATCGTAATATGGTAATGTATCTTTATGTTTAGGATCATAAAAAAACATATTCATAGATCCAATTAAGGGGTTTTGCCTATTTACTAGTTTAAGTTCTTCAGCGTCCATTAAGTCCAACCGATTAATTCTGTTAATCGTGCGAACTCTTTTACGAAACCAGTCCTGTGCTTCTTTAGATCTAGGGTTTATCCCAGCTCTATAAGCTTCATATTCTAGTGTTTTAAATAAATTTGCCATACGACTATTTATATTATTTTTTAGGTTTTTTGCGATATGGTTTCATAGGCTTTAGAGGTTTCAATTTACCTTTTTGTTCTTTCATAATGCCCATAGACTTTAATGTATTCTCTGTCCATATTTGAAAATCCCAACCTCTATCCTTAGCGTATGCATTGGCTGCTTCCCATTTATTCATATTTTTTACATAGGTCATTGCTTCACCTATGTATCTTTTACTTTTATTTGCATTTTTAGGTGGTTCTGTTTCTTTTGCTGGTTTAATTTCAACTAAAATTGTTTTACCATTTTTAAATGTTATTTTTAAATCTACAAAGTATCTATGATACCTTTTATCAATATCCCAGTAATATGGTATAACAGTTTCTTCGGAACTCCAATATTTTACATCTGGGTTTTTATCACACCAAAGAAAACAAAGTTTTTCCCAATGTGATCTATAAACAACACCAGATGCATCACCTTTATATTTGCTTAGATTCTTTGGTATGTACTTGCCAGAATATGCCATTTTACCATATAAATAATGAGTAATAATCTTATTTATAGGGTGTACTATGGCATATAAAGAAGTATGGAACGATCCAAAGCCTGGAACCAATTTTAGAACAAGAAGCTTTGTAAAAGAAAATAGCGATGGTGGTAACACTACTGTAACATCTACAAAGTATAATAATAATGCACCGGACTTTGTAAAAGGTATAATGCAAAGTAAAGGTAGTGGTGGTTCCAAAAGACCTGTGAGTTTAAAATACCCTTTGGAAGATACAGATTTTTATAAAGCTGCTATAAAATTTAGTGTACACTCTGTAGATCCATATGAAGTAGATCTTATTAGTGCTAAAGATTTAGCGGATGCTCCATTGCTTTTTTCCGGTGTTGATAAAATTAAAAAATTAGTAGAAACTGGCAATTATAGCGGAGAAGATGATGCTGATAGAGATGAAGCAACTGTTGATTTAGCAACTTATAGTGCAGAAGATGATGCTGATAGAGATGAAGCAACTGTTGATTTAGCAACTTATAGTAGTGCTAGTGCTTTAAAAGCAAAACAAAGAGAAGAAGCATTTAATGCAAGTATTGCAAAAGGTGGTAGATCATTAGGTCTTTTAACTAAGGATCTAGACAGAAAAGTTACATTATATTTTCCTCCTGGGTTAATTATTCAAGATGGTGCGCAATATGATAATGCAGATCTTGGCTTTATGGGAACAACTGCTTTAGGTGGTATCAGAAGAGGTAATAGTTTAGTATCATCTATGGCAAAAGGCGTTAAAGATGGGTTAATGGATACCTTTCAATTAATGTTAGGTAACTTTGCACCAGGAGAGGCAGCACAATTAGCAGCTGCTAGAGCAGTAGAAAAAATTCCATTTTCTGGTGTACAAAATGCCGCTAAAATAGCATTGCAAAGAGTAATTAGCCCAAATACTAGAACCATGTTTAAGGGTGTGCCTATTAAAACATACGCCTTTACATTTAAATTTGTCGCGACATCCAAAAGTGAAGCAGATCAGGTTAATGATATTATTAAATTTTTTAGAACTGAAGTATACCCAGAATCAATGGCACCAGGCGGAATTCCATTGGGCTATAAATTCCCAAATATTTTTAGATTACAGTTTATGTGGAATGGTGGAGTCAACGAAGCAATACCGCAACCACTTTTATCTTATCTTTTAGATGTTTCCACAACGTATAATCCATCGTCAATGTCTTTTCATGAGGATGGAAATCCAACAGAAATTGATTTGACATTAAGGTTCCAAGAGTACAGAGCAATGTCTAGACAAGATGTTGAACAGCCTCTTGATGGAGGTAAATAATGAATTTTTTCAAAGACTTTAAGTACGCCAATTATATTTTTGGAGAAGAAGGACATAGCAGAGCATCTGGGGATGTGATTACAGAGCTTTTTACAAATTTGGCTCAATATGTTGAAGTTCTTGATAGTGTAAAAGTAAATAATGCATATCATACAAAATATTATATTCAAGAGGGTGAAAGACCAGATCAAGTTTCTATGAAAATTTATGGTGTTCCATATTATCATTGGACATTTTTTATGATGAATGATAATCTAAGAGAGCAAGGATGGCCTCTTACATATAGGCAACTTGACGAAGTAGTAAAAAGGGATTTCCCACATACCACCTGCACAACAACAGATGATTTAACTGGACACTTTTTACCTGGTGAAAGAGTTATTGGTTCTACTTCTGGTGCACGTGGTAATATTCTAAGAAGAAATTTGGATTTAGGACAAATAATTATTGAACAAGTAGGAACAGTTAATTTTTCATCTCGTGAAGTAATCACATCTAGTAATGTGAATGCAACCAAAACACAATCTGTACTAGTTGATACTGTAGCAGAATATAATGCCATACATCATTATGAAAATGCTGCTGGAGAGTGGGTTGATATTGATCCATTTGTTGGTAATCCAGGAATATATACTGCTGTTACTAATTACGATCGTTATATAAAACAAAATGATCAACAAAAAGAAATTAATGTCATAAAACCAAATAATGTAATTGAAGTTGCAAATTTATATAAACAGGCTTTGAATAGTTAATGTCAGGCGCTCCTATACCAATATTGAATGATGTCAATTCATCTGACTTCTTAATCGAAACAGTTATTTTAACTTCTGATAGAGCTATAGAACCTTTAGAGTTAAAATTTTCTGTTACGGACATTGCTGTGTTCGAGCATATGGATAAACCATACCTAACTGGTTATATTACCCTTTTGGATAGTAAAAGATTATTTGACAGGTTTGACTTTCAGGGTGCTGAAAAAATAGTAATATCGATCAGACGCACAGAAAAATCTCCGGAATATATTAAAACATTTTATATTGAACAAATTGTGAAAGGTATAAAGGTTAATGATACATCTGAGGTTTTAACATTTAGATTAGTTGAGGAAATTCTTTTTAATTCAAATTTACAAAATGTGAATAAGGCATATTCAGGTAAACCATTTGATATTATTAAAAAAATTAGTAATGAATATTTAGATACTCAAATTGAAAAAGTGGGTGAAACAGATTACCAAAAAAATATAAAAGTAATTGTTCCTAATATGCATCCTATACAAAGTATGTATTGGATAAAGGAAAGAGCAACAACAGTTGATGGATATCCACAATTTTTGTTTTCTACTTGGGCAAAAACTAAATTGTTATATGCAGATCTTGGAACTCTTTTAGAACAAAAACCAATTAATGAAAATATGCCATTCATGTATACAATGAATGCTGGACAAGCACCAGGCGTAAATAAATTTTTTGGTATTCAATCATATAATTATAGTAAAAATGAAAATCTATTCGAGATGATTGATCAAGGTGTAATTGGAGCAAAACACGAATTTTTTGATACAACTAATAATCAGATGTATTCTGTTGATTTTAACATTAACAAGGAATTGTCTGGTATGGTAGCAGAAAAAAATTCAAGACAACCAACTTTAAATGTATCAGAAGATTTTAAATTCAATGAAAGATCTTATGGACAATTAAACAGTAAGGTAATTACAAATATTTCAAGTACTGGTGCGTATAGAATACCAGAAGGATATTATAATACCTATGGTGAAGAAAATGATGTTGGTGGACATAAAAAGAAAGTAATTGCACAAGCACTTAAAGCAATGATGAATAAAACTCCAATACAAATTTCTGTGAGAGGACGTGAATTTTTTTCTGCTCAAGAATCGGTGGCTAATCACAAAACAATTGGTAATATAGTTAAAATCATTTTTCTTGCAAATGCTCCAGGAACAAATAATAATAATCCAAAAATAGATCCTTATAAGTCTGGTGATTATCTAATTTTTAGTGTTAAACACTTAATGCAGTCACAAAGATTTGATTCAGTTTTAACCTGTGTTAAAATTGCAAATTATACTTCAGATGAATTTCCTGTTGGGACAATGTAATGAGACACGTACCTAATTTAAATTTAGAATATTATGGAGATGATACCAGATGGTTTGTTGGTGTAGTAGTTGATATTTTTGATCCTTTACAACTTGGTCGCGTAAAGGTAAGAATATATGGTATTCACACAGGTAATCAATCAGATATATCTCATTTTGATTTACCGTGGGCTCAAGTTGTTGCACCTATTACAGAAGGTGGTAGTTCTGGTATTGGAACAAATACAGGTATTAAGCCAATGGCATTAGTATTTGGTATTTTTATGGATGGTAAAAATTCACAAATGCCTATGGTCATAGGTTCGTTACCAAAATTTGAAACAACATCATCTGAATCTCCACCAGTAGCTCCAGTTGACGATCCTATAAGACCATCAAACGATTCTTTAGTTGCAGTTACAACATTACCTGCAAGTGAAATTGATAATAAGTATTTAGCAAAATATGGAACTGATAATAAAGAAAGAGCATATAAATTCTTTTTAAGTAATGAAGGTGGGTCATTTCAAACACATCAAGCAGCAGGTATTGTTGGAAATTTAGTAGTTGAATCACAAGTCGATCCTACTGCATTAAATAAATCTGAAGGATCATTTGGTATTGCACAATGGAATCCTGCTATAGAAGCAGGTAATAGAAAGAAAAAATTAGAAGAATGGTGTGCCGACCCTTCTCGTAATTTACCATCAGATAGTTTATATGCACAATTGCTTTTTATCAATTATGAATTATTTGTTGTGCCAGAAGATTTTGGTTTAAAACCATTGCAAAATTCAAAAGATGCAGAAGAAGCAGCAGAGGTGTTTGCAAGAAAATATGAAAAACCTAAAACTGGAACTGGAACAATAGCCAAAAGAAAATCTACTGCAAAGGGATTATTAGAAGGATTTGAAGTATGATCGATAAAAATGAAATGTTGGCTTTTACCAGCCAATTTACAAATAGTTTATATCAGTCTGGTTATATTAGTGCTGGAGAAAAATTACAAGCAGATCATGCTGCAGTGCAAGCAGTAACAATACTTGATGAGGGTGTTACAAAGGGTGGCTTTAAGTCCTTAAATGGAAGTGTTATTGAGGGACAAACAGTAAGTGATGGTCCTATAATGACAAAATTAACTAATGATGGACCAGTAAAAATTGAGACCACTAATACAAAAACTGCATCACAAAGCGCAATAACTGGGAAATCATCTGGGAATGGTCAATTAAAAATTGCATTAGTACAAGGTAGTCCTGCTGCATTTAAATCTGTATTAAAAGGTGTAATGAAAGCACAAGATAGTCAAATCAAAAGTGTTTCATCAGAAACATCATCACAACCTAATCTTGTTGTAAATGCAATCGATAAAGATCAAAAAGCAGAATTATCAAAAGAAGTAAAGAAAACAGTTGCTGAAAATAATAGAAAATTAAATAATCCTATTGCATCTAATATTGATCCATTTGGTTCACTTGGTGGAAAATTTGGAAATTTATTTGCAACCATTGCTTCTGCAGTTTCCGGTGGTGAATCATTTAAAACCGTTGGTGAAGAATTAAAAGATAAAACAACAGAAATAATAGATCCTGTTACGGGACAAAAAACAAATCCAAACATTGTAAATGTTGATGGAACAACAAATATTAAAAATACGGTAAGCAAAAGTGCCATAGGTAATTCTGTTAGTAATTCTGATACACCATTTGATGCAATTGAAAACGGAAAGAAATTTGGAACAAAAAGTTACAAGTATGAGCCAGTTGATACAGCAGAAGAATTAGAATTAGAATTAAAAAAGTGTAATAGAGAATTAACAACTGTAGTAACTTCTTGGCTAGAATTTCCTATAAATTTCAATGGTACTTTAGAAAATTATAGTGATCTTATAAAGAAAAGAGATCAACAAGCACTAGATCAATTTAGTGGTGCATTTGGTACAGGTTCCAGTGGATTTTTTCAACAATTTTCCGGTATCATTAATTCGATTGATTTAGGTGTCCAAGAACATTATATCATTTTGAGAAATGGTAAAGTTTTTAGAGGTAGACCTTTAGCAAAACCTATTGCAAAAACCGAAGATACAAAATGGACAAAAGGTGTAATCAGTGTAGCATTTTGGGCCGGTTCAACAGAACCATTTGAAAATCCAAAATGGAGATCATATATGAGTATTAAATCAATATCTACAGAACAGTGGAAAGCATTTGATTTAATTACTGACACATTTCTTAAAGTTTTCCCAGGAGGTTCTGTAGTATCCTTAGATAAAATTAATAAAGAAAAAACTCCTAATCCAGGATTTGATGCAGCTGAATATGTAAAGAGTAAATTTGGTAAGGAAAATATTTACGATGATGAAGATTATGAATTGTATGAACCATATACTGCAGAAGAAAAAGTTGAGAAAAAACCTGCTACAGTAGTTACACCATCTATCGATCCTAGTGAAGTACCAAGTATTGCAGACCTTAATAAAAAAGCATCTGATATTGCAAATATAGATAATCTAACAGGACTTAAAAAGGATATTGATGCTGCACAAATATCCACAGATTATAATAATGCAATTTCCAATGCAAGTAATGCACTAAGACAAAAGGATGGTATAATTGGTGAGGCCATGAAAATTGGTACAGGAT